AATCGAGCAAGATGCGGACTTAATCGCCTTGCTGCACCGATTGCCAGAGCAACCCAATACAGACAGCATTGACTATGAGTTGATCGTTGCCAAGCATCGCAATGGTGGATGCGGACGCATTCCGTTGTCATACATCCCAAAATTCACTCGATTTGACGGAGGACATGTTTATGAGCCGTGACAAAAAACACGTCTAATACCTAAGAAAAATATTGAATAACCACAAACGCGGGATAAGGCGTTGAAAGTCGAATACATTCCCGCCGAAAAAATCATGCAACCAAAACTCAAACCATGCAAAGATTGCGGTTCTGCCAAAATCAAAATCAACGACTTTGGGAGTGGTTGTTTCTTTGTTTTTTGCGTTGACTGTGAATATGGACTTCCAGCCGAGGACAGTAAAAAAGAAGCAATAAAAGCGTGGAACGATGAACCAAGAAATGAATCGAAGTAATCTATGTCAAGCTTCAACAAAGTCATCCTGATGGGGAATCTAACCAGAGACCCGGAACTGAAGTATACACCCAAAGGAACCGCCGTTGCCAAGTTTGGGCTGGCAGTCAATCGCGTCTGGCGCACGGAGACGGGCGAGAAAAAAGAAGAAGTCACTTTCGTTGACGTGGACGTTTTTGGCAAGACCGCTGAGAGTGTCAGTCAATACATGCGGAAAGGCTCGCCTCTGTTTCTGGAAGGTCGCCTAAAGCTCGATTCTTGGGAGGATAAGCAAACAGGCCAGAAGCGCAGCAAGTTAGGCGTAGTGGCCGATAAGGTGCAATTCCTTGGCGGCGGACAAAAGCAGGATAAAGAGCCTGAGCCGACCAGCAAGATTGACCCGAACGACGATCCTGGAGCCAAGAAACCGGTTAAGGTGACGGAAGAAGACGATGTTCCCTTTTGATCCATGAAAAAACTTACCGAAAAAGAAATTTTGAGCATTGTCAATGATGTGAATGAAGACATGGCCGAACGTCATTCAGCTGCCAAACTTAGGGAAACAATCAAGTATTTATCGGTTGAAAATAACAAGCTTTACAATCGCCTCTCCTCAATCAAAACCGCTATCAAGACGGCAATATGGGATGACGAAATAGACAATGGCACAAGTGAATAATTATGCACCACAGAACCAAAACAGCCACGCTCGCAGACGCCCTTGACATTCTGGCGCGTGATATTCAGTCGGAGGATGGTGTTGCCAATGCAGCAATCCAAGAGGGCGCAGACCGCATCAGGGAGCTTGACTTGTATATTCGGGAGGTGATTGGAGACAATTACAACCTGCCCACTTGCGACAAACACACGCTCATCAATCCAGATGCTCAAATCCGACTTGACAAGTGGACTGCGGCGGCTAAAAAACTGCCATTCCCAACCGATGGCGCAAAAATGGAAATGGACGGCTATCATTTCATCGGCAACAAAGTTTTCGACGGAGAAACGCGCAAAATAAAATACGAATGGGAGTTGGCAACACCTGAATATGAAGGACTTGACATAGTTTGGCCTGAATCACTCTACGCATGACAACCAACATCATCCAGCATGGAATTGACTCTGGACTGATCCAGCAGCCGGAGAAAAAAGCTAAGAAAGAACGCCAAAAGTATCAACATCAGTGTGATTATTGCGGTTGTAAATTCCTATCAATCAAGCAAGTCCAGAGATTTTGTAGTTCAGTATGCTCTGGGTATGCTGTTTACGAGCGTTTTAAATCATGGCAAATTGTTAGGAAATCATCAGACAATGCAGATTAAGCTTGCACTTGTCATGCAAAACCCTTTAACCCTTAACAGGTATTGACTGAACATCGTATGAACTTCCGAAACTTCAAGCAACGCAAGGTGAGTGAATGAAAAGACGTATATTTGATTCAGAAGATTACAGCCAATTTAAACCTGCAAAAAAGGTTAGACTCCAAAGCTTTACAATCACACCCGATGAAGTTTACAGCTCTCCAAGTGTGGATTTTCAATATCCAGACGAAGAATCAGTTGATCCATGTGAAGCGCCGGAATCGAAACAAGAAAAAACTTTGTATGACATCCTCTTGAGAGAGTTGCTCGACTTCATTTTTGCCGGAGGAAACGCGCAACCGTCCGGTATCTTGATGCGCTCTTGCGTGGTAGCCTATGCGATTGATCCTGATTTGCTTGGAGACAAGCCGAGTCAAAGCAACATAGCGGAATTCCTTGGGGTGTCAAAGGCGCTACTCAACAAGGAGATGATGGCTTTTCGAAAAAGATTCAATTTCAGATTCCAGTCATTGACAAAACCGGATTGGGCCAGGCAGCAACGCAGTGAGGCGATGAAAGTGAAAGCAAAAACCAAATGATTGAGCCGACAGCCAATCAAATAGCGCGTGCTTCGGAGCTGCGCAAGACGATCAAGCGCTTAAGGAAGCGGGCAAATCTTGCCGACTTGATACTCGCTAACTCAATGGAGGATGAGATTGACAATCTCACAAGCAGGCGCTTGGCGTCTCTCGTTGTGGCGTTGCTAATAGGTGACAATACCATGCGCAATAGAGCGTGCGGCTATATCGCTAATAGAGCATACCACCATAGGTTCTTCCCAGGGGGGTCTTGTCTGGGGGTGACCATACCCCTGACAAAGTCTAGTCACAGACTTTTTGAGCAAAAATCGGCAAATATTGCCTAGAAAATGAGCGAACTAACATTCTCAATCAACAAAGCAGCGATCTTGTGGGGGACAAGCCGGGAAGGGTTAGAGCGTCGGCTGAATGAGCTTGGCGCTTTCGGGGCCGAACACCATGATGGCGGATGGACGGTGGCGCAGATTGACAAGGCCATTCACGGGGACATTGAGGAGCAACTAAAGACCGCCCAGACGCGCAAGGCGAACGAGGATGCAGACTCGCGCTCTCTTGACAATGAGCAGGCCAGGAAAAACTTGATCGACTTGGAGGATTTTTCAAAGCGACTGGAGCAAAAAGCCGTGACTTGCCGACAGTCAATTGAAGCGCTTGAAAGCCTTGATGAAGACCAGAAGCGCGACGTTTTAAACGCATTCGCCACAGCTTTTGAATCGTCGTAATGATCCTTCCAGAAAAGTATTGTCGCGCAAATTCTCGCCTGTTATTTCGGCGCGTTGCCGACTTGTTCCGCCCAAAACCAAAGATGAACGTCTTGGAATGGGCAGAGAAATTCAGATGGCTTGAGAAAGGAGTGAGCGCAAAAAGCATGTCAGGGCGTCGGCATTTCTCGACAAAAGACGCCCCATATCAGCGCACAATTTTGGAAGGGTTGACAGATAAAAGCGTTCAGTTGACAATCCTTGTGGGCGCTTCTCAGACGCTTGGGAAAACGGAGATAATGAACAATCTCCTTGGATACGCGATGCACTGGAAGCCGCAGTCCAGCGTTGTCATGTATCCGACAATCGAGGCCGCTGAAAAGTATTCCAAGAAAAAGTTCATGGGGCTGGTGAATGCCACTCCAGAGCTTTCCGCGTTGCTCAAATCCAGCAAAAGCAGGGACTCAGGGAATACCATTCTTGTCAAGGACTTCACCGGGGGGAGCGTCTATTTTGTTGGCGCAAACAGTCCTTCAGGGCTTCGTGGGGCAAGCGGAAGCCTTGTAATTGGTGATGAGATCGACGCCATGGACGACGGGGCGGAAGGCGACCCGATTGAATTACTTTTTAAGCGCGTCGAACAATTCCCAGAGGCAATCAAGCTTTTGTTGTCAACTCCGACTGTCAAAGGCAAGTCTCGAATCTGGAAATATTACGAGGAAAGCGACCAACAAAAGTTCTTTGTCCCGTGCCCAAAATGCGGGCGCTTTCACACGCTGGAATGGGAAAACGTAAAATTCGACGAAGAACACACCGAGGACGCCTACCTGCTCTGTCCTAACCCGGATTGCCAGGCGCATTTGACCGATCAAGACCGTGTTAACATGCTGCCGTTGGGAGAATGGCGTGCAACCAAGCCTTTTAAAGGCACTCGCGGCTATCATCTGAACGGTATATACACGCCTTGGAAGTGCCATCGTGGCTATAAAAACCGTCTCCATGAGATGGTTGACGTGTTTTTGAAGGCGAAAAAGAAGGGTTCAGCTGCGCTGAAAGTGTGGGTGAACACATTCCTATCGGAGTGTTACGAGGATCAAGCAGAAGAAACCCCCGATCCTACAGGGCTTTTGAAGCGAGTTGAAGACCTTGGAGACGACGCGAACAAGCTTCCAATTGTTCCTTTTGGCGCTCAAGTGTTGCTTGGAAGCGTGGATTGTCAATCTAATCGTCTTGAAGTCAACATTTGCGCACACGGGCCAGCCGATGAAGTATGGAGCCTTGAAAAGCTTGTCATCCCCGGCAATCCGTTCGAGCGCGAATGCTGGGACACGCTCGACACCTTGCTTGCACGAGAATACACGCACGCAAGCGGTGCAAAGTTGAAAATCCGAATGACAGCCATTGACATTGGCGACGGTCAGCGCACGGAGCCAGTGCGAAAGTATATCCGCCAGCGAACAAGCTATTGCCTTGCCGTGGCTGGCAGCAATCAACCCGGCGCTCCAGTCGTTTCAATGACTGTAAATAAAAAATCGCGCATCCGTGTCTATCGAATAGGGACTGATACGGTAAAAAGCGCCATTTACAGCCGGTTGAAACTCGAAAATCCTGGCCTTGGATACATCCATTTTGGCTCCGGTCACGGACATGACTCCGACCATTTCAAGCAATTGACAAGTGAGGCTTGCTTCCTTGAGGTGGACAGGAACGGGAAGGAACTTAGGCGCTGGCGTAAGGCTGCCGGGGCACGCAACGAGGCGCTTGACTTAATGGTTTACAATCTTGCGTTGCGAGAGATTATCCCGGTGTCATGGACGCAGGAGGCAAAAAATATCCTCATGTCCGCTGGTCTTGAGCAGTTGAAAGGAGTTGATTTCATGAAAGCGAAAAATTGCACTTGGAAGGGCTGCTCGGAGCCAGGGATCAACGTCAAGACCGACAGAAAAGGGAAGGCGTGGGGCTACTTTTGCGATGAACACACGCAGGTCATCGCTGACGCTCTGGCCAGTGGCGACGCAATTAAGACACTGGAAGCGATGGCCTGCGCTCACGGCGGAAAGGCACGTCAAGCAAAGCCGGAGACAAAAAAAGAATCGACGCAAGCACAACCAGATCAAACGCAAGAGAAACCGCCTCAGCAGCCAGCTAAAGCGCAAAGCCTGCCATCATGGATGACCTCTGGATCGCGTCGCCAAACATTCTCTCGCCACGGTGGTTTCCGATCCGGTTTCAAGGGCAGCTTTTAATTCCTTCCGGTTGACAAACGCCCATACTATGAATGGACATTGCGCGTAAAGAGCCGGAGAAAATAATTTGTGGTGACTCAGTAACGTGGATACGAAGTCTTGCGGACTTCCCCGCGCCTGTTTGGTCACTTGCTTACACGCTTGTCAGTCAGACTTTGGGGCTTGCTGGAATCACAATCAACAGCTCAGATGATGGGCAGGATCATCTTTTACGCATCACTTCAGCCCAGACATCCGCTTTGGTGCCTGGTCTATATCGTCTGCTTGGCAGGGCGTTGGATGATTCAGGCAATGTAATTACTTTTTTCCAATCTTCGCTCGACATTCAAGCCGATCCGGCAACGGTTGCAACGAGCGTTCAAGGCGATACGCGAACGAAGGCTCAAAGAATACTCGCCAACATCCTTTCAGTTATAGAAGACAGATCAAAAGGGGTTGTCACATCTCACAGCAATGATGGGCTGAACCTTGTTTTTAAATCCGATACTGAACTTGAACAGATGCGGCAAGTCTGGCAGTCCAGAGTCAACAACGAACTCGCGCAAGAGCGCAGGAACAACGGGCAGCGCGGAGGGCAGAGGATTGTCAGTCGATACACACGGCCATCATGAGCATTTTCACAAAACTGCAATCTTTCTTTTCATCTGGCTCTTCGAATCGCGGGAACGTGATTGACTATCAACCGCCGAAGATTCAGCCGCTAGGGAGAACTCACAAGAAGGAGTTCGACACTCAACGCGGTTATGATGCCGCGTCGATTGACAGGCTGACTGCTGATTGGACGACTCGCGTAACTTCTGGCGACGCAGAATTACGCCAGGCATACCGCATTTTGCTGGCCAGAAGCCGCGAGCAAGAGCGCAATAATCCACACATCGTTCGATACATTTCAATGTTGGTGAACAACGTCATCGGGGCGCTTGGGCCATCACTTGACATGAAAGTTAAGAACCTCGATGGGACGCCAGACACGCAGGCTATCGACATCATTACAACTCAATGGAAAGCATGGGGGAAGAAAGGGCAATGCACGCTTGACAAAGGGCATACATTCAGAAGCCTGATTGAGATGGTATTGACACGCTCCGCTATTGACGGAGTATTCTTTTTGCGACGAATTCAAGGCTCTCCAAACAGTCAACGCTTCGCAGTCCAGTGCATTGAGGCTCAATACCTTGATTACTGGTATAATGTGCCAAGCACCGATGGAGGAGCGCAAATCAGGATGGGCGTTGAAGTGGATGCAAACACTGGGGAAAAGCTCGCATATTATTTCCTGAAATACGATCCGACAGACCTTTACATGTCGCAGCCGACAGACCCAGCTTGGCGCGTTCGTGTGCCAGCGAGTGAAGTAATCCAAGTCAACCGTCAAAGTCGTGTCATGCAAACGCTTGCAGCCCCTTGGACTGTAAGCACAATGAAGACGCAGCAATTCCTTGCGTCATTCATTGAAGCGGAGGTGGTCGCGGCCAGGGAATCTGCTTGCAAGGGTGGATTTTTTAAGAGTCAAAACGGAGATCAATTTGCCGGTGATGGTGAATATCCTGATGGCGACGTGGTGGTTGACATGGAGCCTGGAGTTGCTCGAATGCTTCCGAAGGGCATTGATTTTCAAGCCTACGATCCGACGCATCCAAACGTAACATTCCGTGAGTTCGTTAAGTCGATGCTGATGATTATCGCAGCGGGAAATTGCGTTGACTATCCGACGCTTGCCAGCGATTTGGAAGGCGTCAACTACTCAAGCGCCAAGATGGGCCAGCAGGAGACCCGCGAAGAATATAAAAAGCTTCAGCAATGGCTGATTGAATTTGCGATACAGCCGATATTTGACTGGTGGCTGGAAACTGAACTCGATTTTACGACCAATTTGAGACCGCTTCCAAGCTCGAAATTCCTGAAATTCTCCGATGCAACGCGTTGGAAATGCCGCCGTTGGGCGTCAACGGAAAAACTAACCGATGTTCAGGCGTCCGTGATGGCAATTCAAAACGGTCTTTCCAGCCGTCAAAAGGAATGTGCGGAAGTATTCGGTATTGATTTTGAGGAGATTTGCGCAGAGCAGAATGAAGACAAGCAAACCGCCGAGGCTCACGGGCTTGAATTCAACACAGAGCCAATCAATCCGAAAGCCGATCAACAGAGCATGACAGAGCAGCCTGATAATGGAGCCGATCCGGCTACAACACCAAAAGCAAACCCGCCAAAGGTTGACAAACCGAAATAGGTGACGATGAAAAATAAAGCAGGACAAACATTCCAGCGCACGGCGATTCTCAAGCGAGAAGCAATCGACGTGGAGAAGCGCGAGGTTGAAATTGCCTTTTCGTCCGAAACGCCGGTTGATCGTTGGGGAGAAATGGAAGTGCTTGACCATGACCCAGACGCAGACCGCACGGCAGATTTTGCACGGCTTAACGCTGGCGCTCCATTTTGCGCAGACCATGATACAAGCGATTACGACAAGCAGCTTGGAGTTGTGATGGCTGGAACCGCCAGGATTGACAAGGACGGAATTGGCCGTTGCCGAGTCCTTCTCAGCAAGACGCTGCTCGCAGACAGATTTCTCGCAGACGCTCAAGCCGGGATTCGAACGAATGTCTCGTTTGGATACCGGTATCTTTCAGAACCAATTCCATTTACAGACGCAAAGGGGCAGTCCTCCTATCGCGTCATGCGATGGGAGCCTAGCGAGGTTAGTTCCGTCGCCTGCCCGGCGGATACAACGGTCGGTGTTGGCAGGTCTCAAGAGTCAAATCAAGAACCCCCGAAAGAGAAAATTTTAATTATGGAAACTGAAAACGCAGTTAAGGCCGAGCGTCAGCGTGTCAATGATATTTTGACACTGGCGCGAAAGGCTGGAATGGAAACCGACGGAGCGCAATTCATTGAAAGCGGAAAAACCGCCGACGAATTCCGGGCCGTTGTGTTGGAGAAAAAGTTCAACGCCACCCCCGCCATCGCCAAGCCCGATCTTGGCATGACCGCCAAGGAGGTCAAACGCTATTCCGTCGTGAAGGCGATTCGCGAGGCTTGTGAAGGCAAGCTTTCCGGGTTGGAAAAGGAATGCAACGAGACTGCGCAAAAGCAGTATGGACGCAGTGTTACGAATGGCTTCATCATGCCGCATGACGTGTATGGCCAGCGTGATTACGTTCCCATGGCTTCCGGTGCTGCAACCGCTGGCGCAGCTTCGATTCAAAGCACCATTGAGGCTGGCAGCTTTATCGAAGTGCTTTACAACGCCTGTTTGGTTGCTCAGATGGGCGCTATGCGCTTGTCCGGTTTGACCGGCAACATCGCGCTTCCCCGCCAGACTGGATTAACTGTCGCTCAGTGGGTGACGGAAAATGGTGCTGTTGACAAGAGCGGATTAACCCTCGATCAAATTGGGATGACCCCGAAGCGATTGGCGGCTTCAGTTCCATTCTCGAAGTTGCTGCTCATTCAGTCTTCACTGGATGTTGAGAATCTGGTTCGTCAATCCATGGCGGTCTCAAACAGTCTGGCGCTTGACCTCGCTGCCATCGCCGGGACTGGTGCGAACAACCAGCCGAAAGGCATCATTAAAGCGGTTACGGACGCAGCCAATGCCAACGGGACAGTGACGTTTGGCGGCGTGCCAACCTGGGCTAAGATCGTCGCGTTTGAAACGCAGCTCGAAAAAATGAACGCGCTTCGCGGAAACAATGTCGCGTGGCTCACCAGTCCTGGTGTTAAGGGCGCTTGGAAGACTACCCCGAAAACATCGACTTGGCCGATGTTCCTGCTCGAGGGGGATCAAGCCAACGGATACAAGCTTGGCTCCACAAATCAGGTTGCCAGCGACAAGGTTATTTTCGGAAACTGGGCTGACTTGGTTCTTGCTGATTGGGCTGGTGTTGACGTGGTGGTTGATCCTTACACCGCTGCCGGAAATGCGCAGGTAATCGTTACGACCAACCTGTTCGCGGATGTTGCAGTCCGTCACCCTGAGTCTTTCGTTGTCAGCACTGATGCTGGTAATCAGACCGGGCCGAGCTAAACAATTCAACGCTTGCGCGTGATACTTTACACGCATCACGCGCAAGCACTTTTCAACAAAAACTGTAATTATTTGAAACAAACATGAAACTGAAAATGATTCTCGCGGCTTCTGCCGCTTTGTGCTTCTCTGCCATTTCATCGAATGCTCTGGAGCCGATCTATGTTACACTCTCGCCTGGTCTCAACTGCTTGACCAACGGGATAACATACACGCCTACAAACGCAGAAAGCTCTTTTGTTGGCGTCTACACGGAGACCGGTGTTGGCGTCAATCTATTCGTCGCAGGTCTTGCGACCAATACCACCGGCACGGCTACTGTGAACGTGGCAACCAGCATTGCCGGAAGCTCCACCGGAACCGCTTCCGTTATTCCGCTAACCGTGACGCTTAACGGGACTAATACAGTTTCTCTTTACTCCAATCTGCCTCCCGCATTGATTGCGAATGGCCGTTTTTTCCACATTGTCAGTGGCACAACCACAAGCACGAATGGCGGATTTACTGTCTTGTCCATTCCGGTCAGTTGGATTAAACACTGAGGGCTAAAAGCCACACAAAGCCCCCGGTTAATAGCCAGGGGCTTTTTTACTTTACACATGGATATTGCATCTGAAATCGACGCTGGATTGCGAGACATGACAACTGGCGCAAGTGCTGCTGGAGGCATTCTGTTGATTTGGAAGGGAAAGGAAATTCCCGCCGCGATGGGGACAATCAAGCGCAATCATGAACACGTCGAAGGCGGCGAATGGCCGATCTATTCCGCGCAGGCGATTGTTAGACGATCCGATCTTGATGGCGACATGCCGCAGAACGGAGATTTGATCGAGATTAAAGGGTTTGTTCCATTTCCCGCTCAGTCAGGAAGACGTGTAAATAAAACGCTGAGGGTTGGACAGGTCAGCCAGATGCCGGGCTGGCCTTCTGTTTCAGTCGAGATTGTCAACGCTCCAGTCCCCCAAAGGTAACATGATTAACCTAAAAACATCCGCCCCTGGAGGCGACAAGAGGCTTTACCACG